CAGGCAGTGCCGTAGAGGCAGGCTTGCTGCGTCGTCGCCGCGCAGAAGGCAGGCTATGGGCTGGTGAGCAGCAGCAGGATTCAGCCAAGCTGTCACCCAATAGTGCATTTACAGCTCGCATTACGCCGCACGTGCAGCTTGGTGAGTTTGCGCTATTTCAAGAAGCACGGCGCTTTGACCATCAATACCAGCTCGACACGGCAGCAGAGCTAGCGGCATTCCTTGAGCGCGCACGTGTCAAGTTTGGCGGCAAGCCTGTGATCATCACCAGTGGCTATCGCCCGCGTGCCATCAATGCAGCGGTAGGTGGTTCCAGTGGTAGCGAGCACCTATACGATGCACCCAACGTTGGTGCGGTTGATTTCTATATCCGCGAGGTCAACATTAACCACGTACAAGAGTGGTGCGATCAGAACTGGCCGTATTCACTCGGCTACGGCGCGCCTAAAGGATTTGTGCATTTAGGAATGCGTCGCGGCAAGCCAAAGGTACGATGGGATTATTGAAGCCACTGCGTGGATCACTGCATTGATGGCGCAAACCTCATCCCAAAACGCAGTGCAAAACATAGATTCAGGCAGCAAATCTTTGAGGCATGGCAGCATCAATGCGCTTATTGCGGAGATGCAGCTGACACGTTAGATCACGTCAAGCCGCGCCACAAAGGTGGCGCTACTGTAACGACTAATCTTGTGCCAGCTTGCAGGCCATGCAATCGAAAGAAGGGCAGCGAAGAATGGCAGCAGTGGTTCAATCAGCAGGATTCCTATCTGCTAGATCGTGAGCTTGCTGTGCTGCATTGGATTCAAGCATCTGATGATAGAACACCCTAGCCTGCCATTCTTGCTGGTGATCTTTACACATTCCCGCTAGGCAGACCCTCCAGACGTTCCCTACTTTCTGTATTGTTGGCTCCAAGTGGGGTGCCTGCCAGCGGGTTGCCTATCAGCATACGAAGGCGGCTAATGCCACGTTTTTGTATTTCGCACATGCGCGCACGCGATAGGCCCATGCGCTTTTCTAGGTCATTCCACGGCACTGGATTGCGACTGTTGCGTGCGTAGATGATTTCACGTGTGCGATCATCTAAATGCTCATCGCAATAGTCGCGCACTGTTTCAAGCTGCCAATCGTATTCAACGTCGTATTGTCTTTTATCGGCAATGATGTCAAGAATGTTAGATGATTCATCTTGCGCAGGCTTGTCAAGGCTTGTGACCCGATACGACTGTTGCAATGTGTCAGATATCACCTTAGGGGTCACATCAAGCACTGCGGCAAGCTCCGCCATAGTTGCTGTGCGTCCATGCTCTTGCGCAAATGCCTGCGCTGTCTTGTTCAGCTTGATCAGCATTTCATGCACGCCAAGCGGCAGCCTGATGATTGGATCGTATTGAATCAATGCACGCCCGATGGATTGACGAATCCACCAGTAGGCGTAGGTGCTGAATTTGTAGCCGCGAGTGTAGTCAAACAGCTCAACAGCGCGCGCAAGGCCGATGTTGCCCTCCTGGATCAGATCCAGCATGTCAAGCGTTTGCGTGTTGCGCCTGCTGTACTTGCGTGCAACATGCACTACAAGCTGCAGGTTGGATTGCATGAACCTTTGCCGCGCGCGCTCACCGCTGCGTAGTTCGCGGCGTTCTTGTGTCGTTAAAGGTCTTTCGAGATCCTTTAATTCTCTCCACTTTGAGACTCGGCGGCCAAGTTGTATTTCTTGTTGCGGTGTGAGTAATGGATACCGCGCGATACTGTTTAAGTAGTCGCCAATAGCGTCAGACATGGAGAATCCGTTAGTGCATACAATGGAAGCACAATTCCACGGTGCTGCCAATGCCGCGCAGCTACGTGCGTTACATGCTGCAGCAGATTGGGCAGGACTGCTGGAATATGCGCTGTTGATAGCCGAGCAAGAAGCAAGCCAGCGGTCTCAAATCCACTGGCTTGCACAAGAAGCGTCGGCAGCGTTGCGGACTGGCCTAGAGCAGTGGCACCTAGATGCCGCTGAGGAACTGCTTCGAGGCCGTCGTCGTGAGATCTGAGTTGTAATGGCCAGTGACGCTGTAGCTGGTCACCGGCTGCTGGCTCATGCGGAAGAACACCATCTGCCCGATCTTTAAGCCAGGCCAAAGCGGCAGCGGCAAGATCTGGCGTGAGTTCTTCAGTTCCAAGGTCAGCACGCTGCCGTGCCATCCAGGATCGGCGTAACCGGCGTGCAGGTTTTCGTAGCCTTCGCGTGCGCGGCTGGATTTGAGGAAGAACAGGCCAGCGATGCTCTCCGGCATGTTGAACACTTCAATCGTCTGCGCAAGAATAAATTGCCCAGGCTTTAGCTCGTAAGGATTCTCTGCCGTGCGTCCTGCAATGCTGAGCGGCCGCATGTTCAGGTTTTCGGCGGACTCGATCATGATCGTGTCGCCAAGCCGCAGATCAAGGCTGGCGGGATTGATCAATGCTTCGTCGTAATTTGGCACCATGCCGTCGGTGCACAGCGCCTTGATCTCGTAGTCGCAAAGGATGGTCATTGGTTGAGTGGGTAGTGAACTTGGCTACTGGGCTTCAAGCTCGTCTGCGATGGCAAGCAAATCATCAACGCAGATCCATTGCCGTGTTGTGTGGTCTGCTTCGCGGATTTTCTGAGCGTGGCAGTGATCCGCAGCAGCTCGCAGAGCGGCGGCAAGACAGTCACCGTAATCAATGAACACGCCGGGAACGTCTTCATTGAAGGCTTCCCAGACGGCAAGAGCGGCAGGTGAAAGTTCAGTCATGGAAGTCACCGACTGGGCGAGGTAGACGCGAGCTTCGACGGCCAAAGCATGTGTTTCGCGTCGGTCATCCATCAAGAGCTGCCGGTAATGATCCAGCTCATCAGCCATGCGGGCGCAAAGCGCTCGGAAATCAGTCATCGAGTTGCTCCAGGGCGCGGCGGATGGGTTCAATAATGTTTGGATCCGTTGTCCGATGTTGCAACGACTCCAGAGCTATAAGCGCCTGTTCCTTCAAGCTCGGCGGCGTGGGGCGGCGGGCGGCACGGAATTCATTGACAAGTTCTGGATCGGCTTTGAGCCACTCACAACACGCCTCCAGCTCCTGGTCAGCACCCCATTGGGCGGCTTGAGTAGCAATGTCTTGCAGCTTGGTAGTAGTGACAGTCACCATTACGCACGGAGACAATGCAGAAAACTCTGGCGCCTCTCGCCACTGCTTCACCAACTCAGGTGGTGGGGTGATGGGATGTTGTTGTGTCATGGGTGATTAGTGGTAATGGTTACTGGGCTTCAAGCTCGTCAGCGAGCAAGCGCAGTTGTGAGCAATCAACAACCTCCACATCAAGGAGCTTGTATTTAAGTTGATCCGCAGCAGCACGCAGGGCGGCGGCGATGGCAGTTGTTCGCCTGGTCGCCAATTCACGTTGGTTGTATGCAGTTAGCACTGCCTGCGCGGCGGGGGAGAAGTCAGTCATTCAAGCCAGCTCCATGCAATGCGTTGGCAGATGCGCCATGCGTGTTTTTTGTCGATGCCGTAGCGTTCTGCCAGTTGTCTGTAGCTGTTACCAGCAACACGCAACTGGCGCAGCTCGCGCACGTGATCTTCTGTAAGAAACGCGGCGTAGTTTGCCTCGCCGCGCTTAAACGGATCACTCATCTACATGCAGCAGCAACCTGCGCATGTACCAGTCGGCTTTGCCGTAGTCCTGATCGGCATTGCCCTTGTGCTCGGCACGCCATAGGTATTTGATGACGTTGCCTTTGCAGTAAGCGCGAAAGCCGTCATCACCGAGTGCTGCCTTAATGGCTTGGATGCACTCAATGTCGCCGTGCTTGTAATGCGGCGGATGGTTGACGAGATCACTCATCACCCAATACCTCTGCCATATCGCGGCGGACCAGATCAGCAATGCGCTGTTGATATAGCCCGGTGTAGGTGCAGCAGGTCCGGCCGCTTTGCTCGTACAGCCACTGCAAGTAGTCATCACGGCGCTGTTCAGTCTTGTGGTTGATCATCTTGCATCAGCTCCAGGAGTTCAAGAATATGCGCGGCAAATGCCACGTGTGTCATCACTGCATGGGTGCCGGGAGGGCGCCCGTAGGACGCCTCCCACCACTCCTTGAATGCAATATCAAGTGTGGTTTGATTCATCAGAACACAGGCTCCTCGCTGGTGGTTGCTGCGCCGCGTGGCATGAATTCAAAGCGCTGGATGCTGAGCACATGCTTGCTGCGCTTGGCACCGGTTTCCTTGTCGTTCCACTCTTGCCGGCGTACGGCACCGGTCACAAGAATGCTGTCGCCTTTTTTGAGCTTGTCAACGATCAGCTCAGCGGATTTACCCCAGATTTCGCAGTCGATTGCGTTATTGATCCAGTTGCCGTCTTTGTCTTTGCCCTCTTGGATGCCGCCAGCGAAGTTAGCAACCATGGTGCCAGATTCAAAAGCGCGCAGTTGCGGATCGGTGATGATGCGAACAATGCCGGTTGCGTAAAGGCTCATGTCAGTTCAGTGGTGTGATGCCATTGGCTTCTTCAAAAGCCAAGACTTGTGCGAGGAAATAGCGGACACGTGGCGTGCCAGCCGGTAGGCCAATGCGTGGTGCAGTGACGTAAGCAGGGCCAATGCCGCGTGCACGTTGGTTTTTAATGGCTGCTGGCTTCAAGCCCCAACGTGCTGCCAGCTCATCAGTAGTAAGGAATGGTTCAGTCATCAGCGAAGGGATCCTCCGATGGCGTGTCGGATAGAACCGCTTCGCGCTCTACAGCAAGACGCAGCAACTCATCGTTCTGCTCATCGCTGAGATCAGGCTTGCGCTTATCCATGCGCGCTACCACCTCCTGCAGCTTGTCCAGCGTGTCGGCCTTGGCAATCGCAGCCTTGCCGGCTTGGAACAGCTTGACATCGCCTGCCGGGAGCGCGGGTGCAGGCGCAGCGGTCACCGTAACCGGCTCCACCTCAGCCTGCTGCATCTCATCGGTGCTGTAGACACCAGACATGTCAGCAGGAAACGCCTTACGCAGTGCCAATGCCTCAGAGCATTTGGCGATCATTGCGGCGCCCATCTTGGACCACAAGCCTTGGCCGGCGTTGTAGTCAGCAAAGCGTGCCACACCTGTAAATGGATGGTTGGCACCCTTGCGCCAGATAGTGGTCTTGGCCGCGGCAGGTGGCTTGCTGCCTAGCCATACATCAGTCCACTGGCCGTCTTCACCGCACCATTCGGTGATGCTGCCGTCAAGCTGGCCGGTGCGCTCGGCAATGGCACGCAAGCCGTCGATGCCGGCTTGGATGGTCATCTTGCCGCCACGCTTGATGGCGTAGATCTGCTTGCTGAATGGATCCAGTCCAGTGCGCTGGCAGGCGTAGGCAAACAGTCGCAACTCGTCATTGCTGCAGCCAGGCGCAATGGTGGTTGAGATCAGCTGCGTTTGCTCTGGTGTCCAGAGCGTGATGCTAGAAGTCATCGGATGTGATAGTTGGGTTGGCAGTTAATGCCCATGAAGGCAGGCTGAGCGCTTGGCACGTGTCGCCGTAGCCCGGCCACTCCTTGGTGGCTTGGCAGTCGGCAATCACGCGCATGTCACGTTGCCGTAGCTCATCACCAGCAGCCATGGCCGCGGCGTCAAGCTCATAGACCGCAACCACGTACGGGGCAGTCTTCTCAACGGCAATGAACACAAACCGCTCAGCACCGTGCAAGCCGGCTAGGTAGTGGCTCGCTTGCACATGGTAGCGGAAGGTAGCCACGCTACGGGCAAAGGCGGCAAGGCTGGCATCCGTGGTGGTCTTGAGGTCAACCACCATGGCACCGTCGTACCAGTCAGGGCGGCACTTGCACCGCAGCCCAGTGGCGGCGTCATCCCACCAGAAGGACTGCTCAGCCTTGCCATGGGCAAGCAGTGCTGCTGCTGCAGGGTGCACGCGGACGCTGGCAGCCATGCTGAGCGCTAGCGCCATATCGGACTGAGTGACGGCTTCAATGCCAGCAGCAGCCATCCGCTCTGCTTGCTCCTTGCCGGCTTTGGTGTTGCGTGGAGCGCAGACGCCATAGCGGCCCGCTAGCTCACTGGGCTCAAGCACTGCGCAATGCACCAGTGATCCAAGCCGCATGGCAGCAGTCGGCTCGGGTGCGCTGCGCTTGGGGTCGAGGTAGCGGCTCCAGTAGTGGTAGGGCGACTTGGCTACTGCGTGCAGGTGCGAAGCGCTGACGGCTGGGTCGGCGTGGTAGTCGGCGTTGCTGGTCACGCTGCTGCTCCACTGCGCATCTGGCGGTGCATCCGGCTGGCGGTGCCGTAGGTGGCGACCAGCTCAGGGAACGCATCCAGCAGTCGGCGCTTGTTGCCGGGGTCAGCCTTGAGGCCAGCGTGCGCTAGCGCTTGGAAGAATCCACCGCCGTGCTGGTAGGCGGTGGCAAATGTCCAGTAGATGTCTGCTTCAGTCATGGCTTGAGTTGCTCTTGACAGGCGTGATGGCTGTAGGCGGGCTGCTGGCGGCCGGTGTCGTAGGCCATTGCCCAGACACCGAAGATGATTGCCAGCACGGCAAAGCGGTTCAGGTTGTTCATGCCATCAGCGCCTTACGGACGCGATAGGTGGACAGGTTGAGGCGGTCGGCAATGCGCTTCTGGCTCAGGCCAGTGCGGCGCAGTACGCGGATGCGGCGGTCATCTGAGGCGGTGAGCCAGTCGATCACGGCGACTACTACCAGCAGCGGCAGTAGCAGTTTCCAGATGATCAGCAGTGCGGTTGTGAGCATGGTTGGGGTCGCAATGTGTGGTTACCGGATTGGGAGCGGCTCCGGCGGGCCGCGTGGGCTCAGTCGTCGAGCAGAGTCTGGTCAAACCACCAGCAGGTTTTGAGGAAGGCGTTAGTGCGGGCCTCCTCCGCAGCGCGCTCAGCGCGGTCACGCTCGCGGAGGCGGATTGCGCGAGCCAGTTGCTCGGCTTCGGTGAGGCGGGGTTGTTTCTTGGTCATGGTTCTCGGGTTGGGGTGCAGGACTGGTTGCCTGCTGTCCCCATATCCTACACCATGCGCATCCGTGGTCAACCGTGATCAGTAACGGATCGACACAGTTGCGGTGCCATCTAGCGGAACGCCTAGTCGGTATGCGGCGCCAGCGCTGAGATCCAGCGACCCGCAGTCGCAGCGGTCAGTAACTGGCACGGTGAGCAGGCGCCCGCGGTGTTGCACTGTGACGCGAGTGCCGCATGGCAGCCATGGATGGGCGGCTGACACGTCCCAGTGGCGGTAGGTGCCGCCGCAGTACGTGGTGCGCCCGTGGTACCAGCCGTCGTAGACGGTGGCAGTCACCTGCCGGGCTTGAGCAGGCGACAGCAGCAGGATCGCTGCAGTGATCAGTGCACGCATGATGCTTTAGGTGATGAGAATCCGGGGCGCACTATCCGGCTTATGGCCTCAATCTGATGCCCCCGAAGGGGCGGTGCCCTTAGAACCACTCCTCAAGCGCGGCCTGGGCGTTGCCCAGATCGTGCTCGATTGAGTCAGCCAGCGCAATGGCCTCTTGGGCCACCGTGAGCAGCTGCTCGGTGGAGCGGCTCCACGCCTCAAAGGCCGCGTCCACCTCAGCGATTAACGCTGCGGTTTCGGCCTCGCGGGCGAGGGCGTTGCGGGTGATGTCGTCCATGGGATCTCCGGTTGGTGGTTGAGCCCCCGGCGGGACTCATGGGTGCCGGGTGAAGGCCACCACCGGAGCGGGACGACTCCCGCGAGTATTCGGTTTTCAAGGATCAATGGTGTGCCGGGCCAACCGGCGGTGCGGGCTTATCCAGGCCCTGTTGAGCTCGATTTTTACGGGTCGTGTGCTCCGTTCCCCGGCGGTTGAGTTTTGCGAGTGGGCCGCTCCCCTCGTGATGTCATCCTACACCATCGGCAACCCTGATCAACCCCGTGCAACATCTCTTAATAATGTCGCTGCATCCTCCACGCTGCGCGCCACGCCAGCAATGCCGCCAGCCGCCTGGACTGCATCCAACCACTGCTGCTGCTCAGGGCGCAGCCTGCCGGTTGCGGTCTTGACCTCTATAGAGGCGAACACCGCCACCTGAGTGCCAACCATCTCCGGCGTGATGGTGACGCGCTTCCAGCCGATCAAGTCAGCGCTGCCCTTGCATAGGCCGAACTGCACTGGGCGACCGTTGGCGTCCTTGAGCGTGCCGGTGTTGTTGCGGAACAGGCGCGTATCACCGTTGCTACAGGCAATGCGGATCTCTTGCTGGATGGTTTGCTCAGATGCCATGCCTCTTAGCCAGTCGCGCCTGGTAGACACGTTCCGCCCATCCTCGCTTGTAGCCGCGTTGCTGCGCTAGCTGGCGGAGGGCTTCTAGGTCGCGAGCTGAGGACTGCTCGCGCCGCTTAGCCACTGCCAACTCCTGCAACTCCCCATCAACCTGCTGCAGCTCGCGGCGTTCCTGCGGCGCAAACACATGCCCGCATTCGCGGCATACCTGCACCGCACTGGCACTAGTGGCGAAGCACTGCGGGCACACCTTGACTGATGGCGCCTGCTCGCGGTCGCGTTTGCGCTTGCCATCAAGAGTCCATTCATGCACTGCCAATGGATGATCAAGCCGTCTGCAGTTGTTTACGTGGTCAAGGATTAACAGATCACGCTTGCCAGGTGCAATCCGCAACCCCCGACCATTGCCTTGCAACCATGCCGTCAAGCTTTGCGTTGGGCGCAGCCAGATCACAGCATCAATCTCAGGCACATCAACGCCTGCAATCCACAGTTGCGCACAAGCCACAAGATCAAGTCTGCCTGCACGCAGGCCAACTATCGCTTCGCGGCGTTCGGCATCATCGCTGTCACCGTGAACTGCCATTGCTCGATAACCAGCGCGTTTCCATTGCTCAGCAACTGCCTGCGCGTGCGCAACAGTCGTGCAAAACGCAACGCCACGTCGACCGGCGCATAGCTTCTTCCAGTGGCTCAACGCATCACCAACAACTTGTGGCTTTGACAAGATCTCGCTTGCCTGCCCTTGGTCGTATTCACCAGCGCGTGTGCGTAATGCAGATAAATCAACTGCTGGCGGGGCGTAAACACGCACCGGAGCCAGCAACCTTTCATCAATCAGCTCGGCGCTGCTGCACGTCGGAACCAAGCAATCAAACACTTCACCTAGCCCGCGCCCATCCAGCCTTTGCGGCGTGCCAGTAAGCCCCATCAACAATGGGTTACCTGCTGCTGCAATCACCTTGCGGTAGGACTCGGCTACCGCTAAGTGGCATTCATCAACAATGATGAGATCAGGCCGCGGCAATCTTGGACGACGCACTGCTGTTTGCACCGCAACAACCTGCACTGGCTTTGTGTAGTCAGCATGAACGCCAGCTCTGATCTGACCGTGCGTGATATTGGCACGTTTTAGCCGTTGACTGGTGTCGTCTAATATCTCACGCAAATGCGCAAGAAACCACACCTTGCGGCCTTTGCCAATACTGAGCCGCACAATCTCAGCAGCAGTTGCAGTTTTACCAAAACCAGTTGGCGCCACCAGTATTGGTGCGCGTGCGCCGTTAGCGTAGGCGTTACGCAGATCATCAAGTGCCTTTAGCTGACGTGGGCGAAGTTGGGTTAGCAGCATGTCAGCAAGCTCATCTGCTGGTGGATTGCGTTGCGCTGTATTGCGTTATTTGGAGCACTTAAAACGCCAACTACAATAAATGCGTTGCGCTTCGTGGCTAGGTTACCAATAATAAAATACGGATTGCGGTATCCATAAATTGACTGGAATGGGTTACTTCGTCCGGTCCGTATTGCCTCGTATACATCCCAAGCAACTACCGTTTTCTCAAAAGATTTCTTTACCCCGTCAACCATGCGATGACCTTTAGCTTTGACCTTAAAGTCTGGATACCAAATACCTTTCTCGGCCATTAGCTTGCATCGCTCAAGTTCTTTGGCGTCACTAGCTTCATTTGGAGAAAGATGCTCTTGCACTAACTTGAAGCCGCACATTGGTATCAATACTCCAATACTTGACCTGTCTTCGTTTAGCTCATGCTCGTATTGGTATTGGCGCAAAATTTTGCCGTGCAGCTCTGTTTGCTCTCTTTGGCTAACAGTAGCTGACCTGCCCAAAACTGAGCCATAGTGCCATGTTTCCCTGCGGTTATCGTTTGTCAGCCTTTCTTTGTCGCCTTCAAAAGTAAACCGTTGCCAGCGTTTGACTGCTGGCGTCCGGTCTAGCTGAAACGGCAGGCAAAACCGCAGGAAAGATTCAGTCGGCTCATGAAAAGCGATTGTGCAAATATGTGGCTCGCGTTTGCGGCCAGCGATAACCCGTGCCTGCGCAAGGCAAATGCAATCTTCAAAAATCATCAGATTGCACCTTGCTAGCCAAGAAATCACCGTGACACCGTTGCGGGTAACACCAGCAACCAAGAACCTTGCCGCGCAATTCTTCTATGCGATTGTGCAAACTAAACTTGCGAGGAAAAAAAATCTCGTAAGAGTCGCAAACAGTGTCCCGATCACCATCTGCTGGCATTTCGAATGGATTACCCCAGTCGCTATTGCGATCAATGCGGGCAAAGCGACCTGTAGTTTTTGCCCAGTGCAGCAATGCTCGATCGCTGTTTTGGTGCATGTTGGCAACTACTGTGCCGCCAGCTTCTACAGCAGCCTTGCGCTGTAGTTCAGATTGGCTCCATTCATATTCGGGCTTAACCTCCTCAACGGCGCGAGTAACGATTGCCTCAGTCAACCTGCCATCGTTTTCTTGCTTAGCAATGTCTTGAGCCTTTTCGTATGCGGCAACGAGTGTTTCTTCGTCGTTTTTGACCGATACAAGGGGGCGTAGGTGTGTTTCGGGGATGTCGCCAATTTGAAGATTAGGCCCCCCGGGGCCTAGCTCCCTGAGGCTCGCCTCAACCTGTGCCGCGGCAAGCTGTTTTCGGATTGTCCTAGCGTGCAGTTCTGGAAACTCAGCCATGCAGCACGCGGCAAAGCTGCGGTAGCCAAGCGCCTTCCAGCCCTTGCGGCGATCAAGCTCGTAGATGCGAGCGCGGACCGTGTTGATGCCGCGCTTGATGTCCGTGACTGCTTGCCTAGCCTCGTCTTCGCTCATGTCTGCCGAAACCTCGGCGGCTTGGGTTGTTGCAATGGCCATAGGTTGGTGACTCCGAAGGGACTTGCACACAGTAGCCGATCCGGTTACGATGCGCAAGCCATCCGCAAAAACTCATGCCGCTCTGTCCGCCTTTTAGCCTGCGATTGACGCGGGAGCAGATTGACTGGCTAGATCGCTGGTCAGGTGATGAGATGTCCAGGGCTACCGCTATTCGGCTTCTGATTGCCGAAGCCATGAAGCTCCACAGTCAAGGCGTTTTGCCTGCAATCAAATGAGCATCGCTGAACTTACCAACGGCAGGTGGCCTGACCTGCTGGCGCATTTTTGTGGCTTGACGCCAGACCAGTTATCCGACAAGCACCAGCCCTGTCCGCTATGTGGCGGCAAGGATCGCTACCGCTTTGATGATCAAGACGGCAGCGGCTCTTGGTATTGCAACAAATGCGGCGGCAAGGATCAAACAGGTGGTGGTGGTACCGGCATGGATCTATTCATGCGCCACCAAGGCTTGACCTACGCCGAAGCCTGCCAGCGTATTGAGCAGCATCTAGGCATTGCCAAGCCGATGCCAGATCCGCCATTACCGCACGGTAAGCAGTTCTGGCAGTACAGCAGCACGTTTTACGTTGTCCGCAAAGACAAGCCAGATGGCGGTAAAGACATCCTGCCTTTGTGGTGGACTGGCGAGAAATGGTTATGGAAAGCGCCGCCGGCGCCACGTCCGCTGTATGGCAAGCGCCAGTTAGCGCTTAAGCCCAATGCACCGGTGCTGGTAGTTGAAGGCGAAAAAACCGCTGATGCAGCAGCACTTCTCTATCCATCCGCTGTGATCGTCACATGGCCCAGCGGCTGCAAGGCTATCGACAGAGCCGACTGGTCACCGCTGGCGGGCAGGCGTTGTGTCCTATGGCCTGACGCTGATGATGTCGGACGTGAAGCCATGGCAAAGCTGGCAATCCGGCTTTTGAAGGCTGGCGCTGATCAAGTGCGCATCGTCCATCCACCAGCAGATGTGCCAGAAGGATGGGATCTAGCCGATGCCGACTGGAGCGTGGCCGCGGCCGCTGCATATCTCAAGCACAACCGCTCCGCACCGATTGAGTTGCCGGAATTGGTGCCAGAACCCGATCCAGAGCCAGCCATTGAGCCAGATCCACTGCCGGATGGCAATGACTATTTCACGTGCCTTGGCTTTGATCATGACGCCTTCTATTACCAGCCGCACAGCACTGGCCAAGTAACCAGGCTGTCGCGCTCAGCGCATACCGGTACCAATCTCTGCGCCATTGCGCCGCTCGCTTATTGGGAGTCGCTTTACCCATCCAAGACCGG